TTTCTTCTTCTGTTTCTACTTTACCTTTTCCACCAATTTTTTGAGATTGTTCCTCTCTATATTCTAATTCATTTATAATGTCCTCTGTGGTTTGTTTTCGTATTTTTAATATTTCTTTCTTTGTATTTTGTTCTCTTAATATAGATTCTTTCGTTCTTCCTGATCCTCCTCCTCTTATTGCACCTCCTTGGTTTTTATCTTTAGAAGATGTTGTTTCTTTTATTTTTATATCTATTTTATCTAATTCCTTATCAATATCTTTTAATTCTTTTTTTAATAAAGTTAATCTTTCTCTGTTTAAAATACTTTCATTATAAGAATCTTGTGCAGCTTCAATATCTTTGATTTTAGATTTTTCTAAATCTAATTGACCAAAATATTTTTTATTAATACCTTTTAATATTTTAAGTGCTACTATTTTTTGATCTCTAGTAGCATTTTCATCTTTTAAAATATTTGTTAATCTTGCTGCTTCAACTTTTTCTGCTCTAACCGTATCTATTGATTTATCCTTAATATCGTTTAGTATATCTCTTGTTGTTTCAGCTTCTTTATTAAAAGCTATTATTGAAGTAACTATTGCAATTATTGCAGTAGCAACAAAAGTATATGGATTTGCTTTTAATGCTTTAGTAAATTTATAAACTGAAATAGTAGCTAATCTAGTTGCAGTAGTCAATGTTCCCTTTGATATTGCATTTGCAATTGTTGCATTTTTACTTATTCTTTCTGCTGTTGCTGCTAATAATAATCCTGTTCTGTATGTTGCGAAAGATACTGCTGCTATTCCTACTGCCTTACCCAAGTTAATAATAAATGGTAAACCAAATTTTATAAGATCAATAAATTTTCTAAAAAAATCAATAACATCAGAAAATACACCTGCTGCATCTAATTCTTCTACTAGATATGTCCATGATGAAGAAAACCTACCTTGTGCAGCTACTAAAGTTTCTACTTTCTCTAAGTTTTCAACTCCAAATGCTTTTTCTACTGCTTTTGCAAATTTAGGTAAAGCATCTTCACTTAATACTTCACCTTTTTTTAACATTTCATCTAATTCTTGTACTGATTTACCTAAAGACCTTGCCATAATTGCAAAGGCTCCTGGCAATCTTTCCCCTAATTGCAATCGTAATTCCTCTGAACTAACTTTTCCCTTACTAATCATTTGTTCCAATGCCTTAAACACACCTCTAGTATCATCACCAGATAAAGATAAAATTGCACTTGCCTTTGAAAATGATTCAAATATTTTTTGTGTTTGTTTTACTGATAAATTTGTAGAACCTGCTGCTGCTCTAAATTTAAGATATGATTTACTAATATCTATTATTCCTATTCCTAACCTATCTGATACACCTTTTAAAAATTCTTGTGTTTGTGCTAGTTCAACAGTAGAAGTAATAACTTGTCTATATGACAAATTAAGTGCATCTAGTTCTTTAGTAGTGCCAAAAATACTAGTAAATAGTGTTTGTACACCTGTAAATGATAAATATACTGCTGCTAGGTTTTTAAACGATTTCCATAATCCATTTACTGCTGATTTATAATTACCTACATTCAATGTGTTTTTCCCTGTCTGCGCTTGTAAACGCTTCATTTCAGTATATATCTTATTAGTTTGTTTAAGTAAAATCCTACCTTCTCTAGTGTTCTCTCTTTGTGCAACTGACATTGCATTTAACTTAATTTTATTCTTAGAATATTCAGCAGATAAAGCATTGTAAGAAGTTGCAACATAAGTAGTCAATCTAGCTGATTGTTTATTTAATTGGTTCTGTTCTCTAGTTGCAGCTTTAATAATTTGGATATTAGTAGCATTTCTTGCAATAGATTTATTATAATTATCGTATGCTCTTTTTAGTTCATTTGCTCTACTTGCAGATTTTTTTAATCCTGTACTTTGTGTTGTATTACTAGAATTATTTTTACGAATCTGCGCTTCTAATTTAGCTGCTTCTTTTTTTAATGTTTCAACTGCTGCTTGTAATTGCTTTGCTTTATCAATAAAAACTTGCAATGAACCATCATCAATAAATAAATCACTAGACTTAATTGGATTTGACATATATAAAGTATTAGTATAATTTTAAATGTTTTTTTAGAAAAGGGCATAGCGAACAAATCACTATACCCTTTCTTCTCTTAAAATTATATATTTATAATATAATTATTTTCTTAACCTTTTTTTATTTTTAGGAATTTGTGATTTTATAAATTCTAATTTCCTTAGAAACTGATAGTAAGTTAATTTTTTAGGATTACTATATCCTTTTGATTCTAAAATACTGCAAGTATCTTCAAAAATATTTTTACTATTGACCTCTAATCCTTCTGAACCTCCAAAAACTTTAGGTGAATATTGACTAAATATAAAATCATCAATTTTTTCTATTTCAATTTTATTATCATTATCTCTAATTATTTCATCCAACAATAATAAAGACCTATTCTTTAATCTTGAAAGGTATTCTTTCTCTAAAACTGATTCATTTAGTTTTGGAAAGAATGTGTCCATTTCATTTGCAACTTTTTTTTTATTGATTTTAAAAATTTCCTTATAAAACCAACTGTCAAACCACCTTGACTAATTCTTAATAATGTTTCTTTTACTGCATTATCTGATAAATCAACTATTCTTTCACCATTAATTGAATGAATCCAAGGTACAAAACATAAATGCTCTGGTGTAGTATTTTCAATTATAAATACAAAAGATTGTAAAAGATTATTATTTTCAATCTCGTACTTTTCATGTTTTCCTGATTTAGATAATCTAAACATATTACCTAATCTTTGAGCAATTGAATCTATGTCTGCACCTATTCCAGAATCTAACATTAAAAAAAAATTGTATCTACTAAAATTGTAAGCAGGCATTTCTTCAATGCCATCATAAAGAAGAAGATTAAGTTCTCCAATTTTTTCTGATCTCATATTGTATGTTTATTTCTTCAAAGTTATTATTTTTTATGAATCAATAAAATTAAAGTACATAACGATAAAACAAAAAGAATAAACCAAATCCACCAAGGTATTTTATTTTCTATTTTTGTTACAAATTCTTTATTATTTATTACTCTATCAATAGTATCTCGAACAGTTAAAAATATAGTATCTGCAAAAACTTCTGTTTTTATTGATACATTAATAAATGTATCTCGAATCAATTTAACTTCTGTCATATAAATAGAATCAACAATTTCATATACAATTGAATCTGTTTTTAAATCATTCCACTTAGCAAAAAGTTCTGTTGTATCTGCTTCAATTATTACTTCTTTAGTTATTTCCCAAATATCAATAAGTGTATCAGATTTTTCAGTAATTAGTTCTGGATATTGTATTGCAATTTGATTTAATTTTTTCGCTGCTCTTTTTTGTGTTAAGCAACTAGAAAATAAAACTAGTATCGTAATTGTTAAAATTATGTATCTCATTATTTTTTTATTAATGTGTTCCAACTAGCATCCATTTATTTACTGTTGTATTATACCTCAATGTTCCACCACCTCCTGCATGGATAACTAAATTATTACCTTGTGATAATTGAAATTGATTGTTTGCACTTGATGATGAATTTGTATCGGTAAAAGTTAGATTGTTTGCAAAAACATTAAATGTTATTATTGTACCATTTACTGCATTTGTAGCATCAATACCTGTAATATCTTGATTACTTGTCATTGAAAAATCAATGTGATTGGCTGTTGCAAGATTTGTTGGTGAAAGGTTATTACTTTGTGATGATAACGCTACTAATAAACTTTTATTCCTTTTTTCTACTTCAATTAAATGACCATCTGTTGTTAATCCTAATTCATATATTGATGCTGTTTTTGTTGCTTGTGTAACTTTATACCCTGCTGTATTTGTATCATCAAAATTTAATGAAGGTGACGTTGTTACTGTTGTTGCATCCACAACTGTTACTGTATAATCAAACCCTGTATTAGTTGAATTAGTTGCTAATGTGATAACATCATTTGTTGTTAAACTATGTGCAGAAGAAAAAACAATTGTATTTGTAGCTGCTGTTTCACTTGTGATTATTAATGCGTTATTTGAAACCACTCGTGATGTAACATCTGCAACTTTTTTATTTCCTGCTCCATATCCATCAAATTGCAAAACCTTATTTTCTAATTCACCAATTATTAAATCACCAATATTTAATTCATTATCAACATGAAAATAATCTGGTGCTAATAAATTTCCAATTATAATATTATTAGAACCAACTGTATAAGTACTACCATAACCTGCTCCATTTCCAATCATAATATTTTCATCTCCATTGGTCATAAAATATCCTGTTGCATTTCCTAAAAATGTGTTTGCTGTACCTTTTAAATTTAATGCAGCATTTTGACCTATAATTGTATTGCTAATTCCTGTAATATTAGACCTTAATGCTTTATAACCAATTGCGGTATTTCCTGACGATGAAGTTGTTTCTCTTCCACTTTCAAACCCTACAAAAATACCTCCTGTTCCTGCGGCAAGATTACCTGAATATGTACCAATTTTAATTGCATCACTTGATGATGAACCCGAACCTGCAAAATTACCAATTATAACATTTTCATCTCCATTGCCTAATCCATAACCTGCATAACTTCCAATCGCAATATTTTTTTCCCCTGAAGTTAAAAAAGCTGCTGTACTATAACCTATTGCAACATTTTGATTACCTGTTATATTTGATGAACCTAATGCACTATAACCAAACCCAACATTATAGTCCCCACTTGTATTATTTTTTCCTGCATTAAATCCAAAATATGAATTTCCATTTGCTGTTGAATTTATTTTGTTTCCACTTTCTTTACCGAAACAACTATTATAATTACCTCCATTACCTTCCCTCATAGAATAATAACCAACNGATGTATTTCCAATCCCACTTACATTGTTGCCTAATGAAAAATATCCAANTGCTGTATTTTCTGAACCATTATTATCTTGTAACGAAAATCCACCAATTGCAATTTGTTTTTGTGCTGTTGTTGAATTTTCGTATGCCTTATATCCAANTGCAATATTTTGTTGACCGCTTGTATTTGATTTTAATGCACTATATCCAACTGCTAGATTATAACCTCCGCTTGTCGGTGTTGCCATTGTTAATGCACCTCTTGAAAGAAATGTATTGTTAATATTATCTTTTATTGTTACTTCACCTCCTGTAAATGTCAAAGTATTTGATGATAGATCTACTGTTCTATCTGAAACAAGTACATCATCTGCGGAATAAATTGAATTTCCACCACCACCACTTGCATCACAATATGCTTTTGTTACTGCATCTTGTAAGTTTGTTGGGTCTGCTAGGTTTTCTATTTTTGTACTTACCATACTTATACCATTTTCAAACTCCGAATAGCCAACAAACATATTATCTGTTGCTCCTACTTGTTGAAAATTTGTAG